CGCCGGTGCAATTACATCGTTGGTGTGTATCCAACGCCACCCGAAAGTAAATCGGGCGGACTCAACTTCGAACTCAACCCTACCGTCGCCTTCACCAAGATCAGCCCATAGGAAACCTATGCGCTCCTCGAGGTTCAGGCTCTTGTAGGATTCGAAGTGGATTCCAGGCTTGGGAGCATAAACGGAGTTTGATCTCCAGCTTAATTTCCTGAGGCTGTACGCTAGCAAAGCTTCGTCATGGGCCGGTAAAGCCTTCTTGATGAAGCGAACTACTCGGCAGAGACGGCCGCGGTTGAAGTCTTTCCTAAACCGATAGGTTTTCGGAACGACCCAGCCGTCGTCGCCTTCTGCGTCCTCAGGTATCTGGCACTCGCTAAGCAGACGAAACGTCCGCCGCAAAATGTGCCAAGAGTTCTGAGGGATGGATGAGCTATATCGCGTGGACCATCGCATTAAGCGATTCCCACAACGCATAGCTTCGATCTCATCGAGTAGCTCCTTCTGATATATGGGCGTCACATCTTCACTGTCAAAGTAGTGTTTTCCGCAGGATTCGTAGAACAGTCCATCGGCATACGACTTCGAGGCATTCACCTCGAAACCGCAATACCGTAGACATTCTACTACCTCTGCGTAGCACCACTTCGGCACGATGATGTCGTCACCATATACAGAAGTAAGCCTCCAGTCGTCTCTCGAAGCACAGGTGTCTTGGACCGCTTCGCATATTGCGAAGAAGATCATTGACTCCAATTCGAATGTGAAGCCGTTCCCCATGGAGGAGAACTTCTCATATTTGAAAGTGCGTTCTTGAGTAGATCCGTACGGACTTCTGATGCTATCTAGATAGATAGCCCAGTCGACTGGCAAGAGTTGGTAAACCAACTCAAGCGCGATCGTATCGCTTGCCGATGACAAATCAATCGTGCAAAGATCAAGTTCTAGGGCCAAGTGGGCCCAGGACTGATTGATCTCCTGTTTACTCAGGTCGACACGAAATCTCTTCAACCGTGACCTCATGTAATTTCCAACACCTTTTTGGAGGAAGATGTTGGCACGAGGTTCGACCGCAATAACGCGGTCGGTTGATGAGTCCTTTGGTACGGTAGTGATTCGATTACCCCTCACAACCTCGAAACAACAAGGAAGGAGTGAATAAGAACCCTCTGGGAAAATCCCAGTCATCGCCTCAAACCACCTACCATCCGACTCTATTTCAAGTCGGATGTACGGCAGTGCTTGGCGAGTCACCGTAATTGGTAACTGCGTCAATTTTGTGTCTACGAAGGATTGCCTTTTAGGTATCTCCAACGTAGCTCCAGCCGTCCACTCACAACGATTGAGAACTTTGCGAAGTTCAAACGGTCCAAGCATAGCGGATATTTTACGCGAAGCTGAGTGCAGGATTGCCTCAGCGCGGGACCTGTAAGGGTCCTCCGTTTTGCATAAGAGTCGTTTGTTGGTCGCATTACACGTCTCTTCAGAAGCTGAAAACTTCTGAATAGCCACTTCCTCAGTGTCAATTCCAGTTTCAAGTCCCTTCCACTTACGTAGAAAGGACGCGAGCATGTAATCGGCACGAAAGGTAGCAGCATCGTTGTAATTCCTCGGGTTCAGGCGAAAGGTCGCAAGCTCCTTTTGGGAGTACTTGAACCTCAGCCACAAACCGAGAGAAACAGGCGAATCAGTCGATTCACACAAGCCTTGGAAAACCTTGGCCATTGTCTGAGAAGACATGTGTGTCAGCTCCTTTGCAATTGGAAATCTACAGACCTAAGGTCAGTAGAAGTTCTGAAGATCCTCGATGACCGTGGTGACGTTGGCATTCGCCAGCAGGTTCGCTGCGTATTTGCGCAGCGTCTGCCGATCGAAAGCCTTCACCGAACGCTCGGGGATCAAGAACTCCATGTTGCATCGGGGGATGTACGAAACCGTCGGTGCCGGCGAAATGCCGGAGATCGTGGCGTTCGTGACATTCTCGAGAATCGGGGTGTGAATCCCGATCTTGACGCGACAGATTCGTTTCGAAGAGTCCTCCCCTGCGCGCGGGACACCAGGTCGGACCAGCTGAACGCTGATCTTCTGGTTCCCGATAGCAGAGGTAGTGGTTTGATCTTCGAACCACCAGACGCCATTGGCGTCGGGGCCGAGTGGGTTGAAGGTATGGTTGACCGGAGTGGTCTGTGCGTCCGCGAGGACAATAGCTGCAACTGCAGGCATG